GTTGGACATGTCCTTGAACGCCACCAAACGATAATTCTCCGGATGAATACCCTTTTTCATTTCGTTGTTTTTGTTTTTAATTAATGCTTAAGCGCGACAAAGGTACGAATTAATTCGCAACAAACAAGCCCGCGTGCAAATTTTTTCGCACCCGAAGCACCTCGGGGTTGCGCAATCTGAATACTTTTTCTATCTTTGCGCCACGAAAGCGCCCCCGGGGCGCAGGACCGGGCCCATAGCTCAGTTGGTCAGAGCAGCGGACTCATAATCCGAAGGTCGTGGGATCATGCCCCTCTGGGCCCACTTGAAAATCAGCCATTTACACACAGGTAGATGGCTGATTTGCTTTTCATTTACACACAATTTATACACAACTTTGCCGATTTTTAATGCTGTTAAACCTCGATTGACCCCATCCGAAAGGTTTGGCTTTACGCGTTTACGCGCGCACAGACGGCGAAAAACTCCCGGCAACCTCGCACGCGCGTATAGACGCGCAAAAATTCGCCTTGCTGAGTTAATACATAGGCAAACTGCGGCCCGGCTTTGTATTCAACGGACGGGAATTTCCGCCGGTTGTTCACGCACGCACGTAAGGATGTCGGAAAATTCCTCGTAGCGGGATAATACGGCGCAATGTCGATAATACCGTTGTGCCTCCAAAAGGCCAGCAGGGCCAGCAACAGCAAACCCAGCCGCCCGGATTGACGGCTGGGGCAAATAATCGTTCCCGAATGAAGTTGAGAGGTCTCGCAATCGAAGGTTATTTTGTGCTTCAAGATTCCCGGCATAGGCGCTGATACAAACAATCCGCAGCCATTATTACCCGCACAATCCTGCGCAACGCCCATATCGCAACATCGGGGCGGATGTCGGGGCACGCTGCGTTTTGTTTCAACTCTTTCAAATCGTCGAGGGTCTCGGCGACGGATATTTCGTGCAGCACGTTTGTGTATTGCTCTACCCACTGCATAAGCCCGTCAATTATTTCGGCGGGGGATATATCGTCGTTTGTTTGCTTCATCGTGTATTTGAAGCTGGCGATTTCGTTTGCAATTGTCTGTCTGTTGTAGTCCATAGCGTTAAAATTTTATTTATTGGTGAAACAGTAGCATTTATTCATCGAAGGGTCGAACGTCGAAAATTCGCCATCCTTTTCCCATTCCCGGACGGTATAGCGCCCCTTCGGAAGATACCCTGCCCGGCGGACAGCCTCGGCCTCGGTGGGGAATGTCCCCAACCGATAGCCGCCGTATGTCAGTTCGTAGATCATAGTTCGGTATTGTTGGACAACGTACATAAATTTTCCGTCATGGACATCACGGCCAACTTCATTACCTCGTCTTGCGCTTTGCCTAATGCGCTGTCAAATTCACTGTTCACCTCATTGACCGCCGAGCCGCAGTAATCCATTTCGGTAACTTCCGCCGCCTCGCCGCAGAGGTCCGATAATTTGATATAGATAGCCAGGTATCCGGCGGTCATCGGACTTAATTTTACGTTTTTCAAATCTTCGATAGTCATGATTTTATAGTTTTAATTGGTTAGTTCAACATCAATTGCAAGGCATCGGCGATCTCCGGACACTCCCGGCCCGACTGGTCCCATACGGCGGGGACTTCTGTAAATTCGCTCAGCTCGTCGTTGCACAACCGGGCCGAATAGTCAACGAATATCGTGTACCCCTTGTGGGTAATTTCGAAACCTTCGCTTACGCCGTCGCAGTTGAAGGTGATGTAATCGGCCGCCTTGCGGGCCATTGTCCGAATGTCGGACCGGGTTAATTGTTCATTCATTGTTTTATCGAGGTTTTGCGAGAATCTCGCTATTTTTCAATTTCCGTAATAGGTGTTGAGGGGCGGTACGCCCCCGGTTATCGTTAGTCTCCGTAATACGTTCTGCTGTTGCCGTAGTAGTCGGCCGGAACATTTGCCAGCGGATGCCATTCCGCAACCTTCGATTCCTCCATCGGGCGGTTCTCGATTATCGCCGTCATGACCGCCAGCTTCTCGTTACGCCAAGCCTTGCGCAGGCAGGCCGAAAAGGTCATCGAAGCGTTGGCACGTTTCAGATACCAGGCGTTGCGCATGATCTTCGATTTGTTGTAGGTTGCTTTCATGGTCTTTACGTTTATTTCAATTATCACGACACAAATTTACGTATAATAAAATTAACGACCAAATAAAAGAGCATAAAAGTTTACGTAAACTGCGATTATTTTTACCAAAATTGCGTTTTATGGATATTTTGTCCTATATTTGCACTTGGAGAAACTTTTAATATATTGCAACTATGTTACAACTTAAGGATTTATTAAGGCGTAAAGGAATGACCGCAAAAGAACTTGCGGTAAAAATCGGCATTAGCGAGGGTGCGTTATCTAAGTCGCTTTCGGGTAATCCAACACTTGAACGCATCGAACAGATAGCCGCCGCTCTCGGTGTATCGGTTCCCGAGCTTTTCGCCCCTCAACCAACAAACACAATCACCTGCCCGAAATGCGGGACGGTGCTGGAGGTAAAGGAACGGGAATAGCCTCCGACTGCTTGCCGTTGGGCTGGGGCTCGCTTTACAAAATATTCACTTTTTTTGTGGATATTTCTAAATAAAGCGTTATATTTGCCATTGAAAACAATACGGCACGATGTTTATAGAGTTTGACAAAGAGTATTTGCGGGAACTGTTCGAGCAGGGACGCACGGGCGACAAGAAGCACCGCTACCAGCCCGAGGTGATACGAGGATATTACAAGTGTATCATGCTGTTGAAACGGTCTGCAAACGTTGAGGAGTTATACCGGATCAACTCGTTAAATTACGAGGTTCTGCAAGGTGATAAGGCCGGTATATCATCGGTTCGGATCAATCGCAAATACCGCCTTGAATTTACCGTAAGGGAGGTAATGAACGAACAGATAATAACCGTATGCCGATTGTTGGATATTAGCAACCATTACAAGCAGTAGCGATATGGAAACGACAAAGAAAATTTACGCACCGCATGAATTGATATGCGCCGAACCGATCCACCCCGGAGAAATGCTCAAAGACGAATTACAGGCACGGGGCATATCGCAACGGAAATTTGCCGGTATCATCGGGATGCCTTACACGGCCTTTAACGAGATTATCAACGGGCACCGACCGATCACGACCGATACAGCATTGAAAATCGAGGCGGCAACGGGGATAACAGCCAATTTGTGGATAGGCTTACAATCTGACTACAATATGCAGACCGCCCGCCGAGACACCGGACTGTCGGCGGTGCTGGATCAGATACGCAAAGCGGTTGCGGTACTGTAAAGGTCGGGCGAAAGCCCGACAGAATAACTGTTGCGGTAAACTTATCAAAGTGGAGAAGGGAGAATAGTAACGGAGACGCCAGCGCATTACATATATTTCTATCCGGGGTTGCAAGGTTGCACCCCTATATAGGGGATGCAACCTGCAACCCAAGGTATATAGACAGAAAACTATGGAATTACAACCTATCCAAAACAAGATATACGAAATATGAGCTTACCACATCCGTATTGAAAATAATTCAAATATTTAGCAATAATAAACATATCTTATTCGTCTATAAAATGGGTTAAATTCCAAAAGATCAAAATAAAATTATCACGATATTTGCATCCTATAATTCAACACGATATATTTGCGCAATAAAATACACTATCATTATGGCCTACCCTGTATTATCTATTGCCAATAAAATTTTGGCATATGGCGCAGCTGCAAATGACGAAGGGGAACTTTTTTCCAATATGAAACTCCAAAAATTGCTATACTACGTGCAAGGATTTCATATAGCAGTTTTTAATCGTCCTTTGTTTAACGAAGACATTGAAGCCTGGATGTATGGTCCTGTGGTTCCTGCGGTATATGAATATTACCAAGAGAACGGAAATAAAGGAATCATGCCTAATGAAAAACCCATTACTTTAGAAGCAGAAGAAGAAAGTTTATTTAATGAAGTGCTTCGCATTTATGGAAACTACTCAGCGATTGGTTTGATGAATTTCACCCACAATGAAATGCCTTGGCAAAGCACGCCGACAGGTAAAGGACACATTATAACCAAAGAAAAATTAGGCGAATTTTTTCATACTCGCTTGGCGTAATTATGTCTAAAAACAACAGGAGGAAGATCATTCCCCCTCAAGATGAATCAATTAGCATATCGCTAAATCATATTTACAAAGAGAACTACCCTTTATTTTGTTTCAAATACCTAAGCGAAACATCTATTTCAACTTGTAGGGACCATAAATTCTTCTTCGAGTTTTTAATTAGACTCCAAAAAATATCACAATTAGGTTGGCCAGAGATTAGAACCGCCCCTCGTCATGGATTTGGAATGGAGTCTATATCCGTTGATCAGATCAAGCCCCAACTACCGGCATGTATAACTCCAGACGTAAGAAAATTGCACGTTTTTAGAGCAACGGGAGATAATCATCCATTTATAGGGCTCCAAATAGACCGCATTTTTAGAGTTCTTTTTATTGAAGCCAACTTTGGAGATATTTATGATCATGAATAAACAGATAGCCACCCTTTGAGGTGGCTATCTGCGTTCAAAGCCAACAGCAGAGAAATAGCCGTTAAGGAGGAGGGGGGGGGTACTTTATCGAGGCGGCTTTATTATTGCAAAAATGTAACTCGACCGCCTCTTGGCTATGTGTGAGTGTGTTTAATGTGAAAAACACATATCACACATATTTCTGAACCAAAATAGTTTAAGTATGTTTGCAATATCAAGCAAGAAAAAACATACAGAACCGATGCAATAATTCGTGTTTTTTCTTGCACAATGTGCCGAAGATTAACACCTTTGTCGCAGATGCTTGTGAAGTAGCAAGCCACGGACAAAACCGAAATAACAAAATCAAAGGGTCTGTTGGCGCAAGCTGGCAGGCCCTATTTATTAACTTAACCGGGTGTGAAGGAGCACCCTAACAGACGCTATGACAAATATAACGTCAATGATGGAAAACGGAGCCAATATTACCGTAGCCATCACATTGGAAGATTTGAGGCGGTTCCATCAAGAGGTAATCGCCGACACAAAAAAAGAGTTGGAGGCGCAGATCGCCGAGGACAGAGGCGAGAGGTATCTATCTATCAAGCAAGTATGCGAAATGTTGGATGTAGATCCCAGTTCGCTATGGCGGTGGCGTAAGCGAGGTTATCTTGTCCCTGCCGAGATCGGCGGTAAGCGTCGCTACAAGATGTCGGATATTCGTAGAATCTTAAACGGGAGGGCCGCACAATGAAAACAAGAAAAGCGGCCGTAGCCGCCCTAATAAGTACGTACAAAGATAATTATAATTCGGAACCCATCCAAGCCGACACGCAAAAAGCTCGCAAGGCTATCGCCCTCGAAATGCTCAAAGGAGGAATGCAGGTTACGGCTATGGGCCTAAACGTGATGATTGGCGGTAATGATGCCCGGCGGTGGATGACCGAAGTGCGACGGAAGGCAGACGGTTATGTGGTTCGAACTTATCCCTTGCGGGATCGTAGAGTCGTCTATCGGTTGGAACGGATCAATACGGATTATAACCTCTTCAGTGGACAGGAGGCCGCCGACCATGAATAAGCCCCACTATCGGAAGCCGCAAGCGGTCAGGGAACTCGAACGGATGGCCCTCGACCATTTCCGCCGAGATCATCCGAATTTTCCCGAGTATGCCATCCCGCCACAGTCCTATCGGGATAATACGGCGAACGGCTTGACGAAATGTATTGTGGATTACATTCGCTACAATGGCGGCCAGGCTGAAAGAGTCGCCACGATAGGGATGCCTGAACAAAGAGGTGGTCGGATCGTATGGCGCAAATCGAATACCACGAAAGGAAGTGCCGATATTTCGGCTACAATTGCAGGCCGGAGCGTCAAAATTGAGGTGAAGATCGGCCTCGACCACCAAAGCGAGGCACAACGCCGTTATCAGGCATCTATTGAGCGGGCAGGTGGCCTATATTTCGTTGCCAAAGATTTCACAACTTTCGTCGAGTGGTACAGCGAAAAATTCAATCGGGATTGCTATGGAAAATCTTGAAACGATCAAACTGTCTAAACAGCAAGAGTTGGCTCGCTACCGTCGGCGGACGGATGCAAAGCCCTATGTTGTCAATAAATTGAGAGAGCAGATCGCCGCTCTGGAAAATTGCGTGGACCTGAACGATAGCAAGGTCGATAATCAGTTATTGATTTTACTGCGAGATACGTTGTATAAGGCCCTATATGTCGAAAATCGTGCTGATGTCCTGATTGTCGGAATGCGCCTCACTAATCACCCCGAGATTGAACGGGTGGACCTGGCCGACCTGGTGTATAGTACCAAACTCGATGATCCGCAAACGGGTCTCTATGAATTGCTGGAGATCGGCCGCTGTATTCGAAGCGATAAGGCCGTCGCCCGGCTTACCTTCCGGCATATTCTCGAAGGATTGGATAACTTCAAAGTGTAGCTGATTATGGGATTCGTAGACGATGTTATCATGGGTGAGCCGGGATCGTCGAAAATTGACATTTCTGCTCTTGTTATCGACCTGTCGGAACAACTCCCCGATCCGCAACCGATCGTGCGAATTTGGGGCAATCTAATTGCTTCTCGGGGCAATGTATCGACCGTGGTAGGCTTGGCCAAAAGCCGGAAGACCTTTTTGACCGCTGCCGTGGCTTCGGGATTTCTTTCTTCGTCCGACTTTCTGGGGTTTGATACCCCGGCCACGGGCAAGGTAGTCTATATCGATACCGAACAGGCCCGGGCACACGTGCATAAGGTTGCCAGGCGGATTCTACGAAGCATCGGCTTGCCGACCGACCACAACCACGATAAGCTCGTCGTGGCAGCTTTGCGGGAGCTGACGCCAGATCAACGCCGGGAGGCCACAGGTGAAATCCTTCGCCGGTATAAACCCGATCTGCTGATTCTCGACGGCGTGGCGGACCTTTGCAACGATCCGAACGACCTGCACGAATCGGAGGCCCTGACTTGTGAGTTGATGCGCTGGAGTAGCGAGTATGATAACCACATACTTTGTGTGCTTCATAGCAATCCAGGCGGAGAGAAAGCCCGAGGGCACCTCGGCTCTGCATTGCTGCGTAAATCGGAAACAGTGATGCTGGTAAAAGCAGATGGTGATACCTCGGTAGTCAGTCCGCAGTACTGTCGCAATGAACCATTCACAGAGTTTGCATTTCAGATCAACGCTTCCGGGCTTCCGGAGTTATGTGGCATTCCAGCACCTCAGCCTAAAGAGAATGTTTTTGCTGAGATCATGGAGGCAGGAAAGGTTTATGCGCACTCAGAGTTGATTGAAATGCTAATGGAAGCGGTTGACCTCAAAGAAGGAAGTGCTAAGTCGAAGATTTCCCGTGCAGTCAAAGCCGGGACAATCGTGAAGAATCAAGCTGGCGGTTATTATCTTCCGGGGTCGCAAACTGAGGTTTCACAACCCGAGTTGCACGATGAACCTTTCTAAATATTTATGTTCCGTTACAGCCTTGTGGGAGGCGGGTTGCAGGTTGCATCCCCTATATAGGGGTGCAACCTTGCAACCCCACCCGCCCCAAAACGGTATGAAACCAATAATAAAACAGAAAAAGATTATGACACAGCCCAAGAAAAAGACGGCATTTGTGCCGTGCAAATCATTCAAGCATGACGGTGCAACCCTTACGGTCGGAGTTGCCGAAGTGACCGTAAATCGCAAACCTAATCCGTCAGAGGTGTATTTGTGTGTTAAATACTTCGGTGATGAGGGCACTCCCGAAGCGGTCGTTACTTTCACGCCGGACAAGGTGATAGAGATCGCAGAGGCTCTGTTGGGGTTTGCGAGGGTGGCCCACAAACAGGATGGGCGGGTATAAACCCGCCTATCCTCGAAAGCAAGGGCCGTAAACTGTTCCCCCGCATTTTGGTTCCGACAAGCCAAATGTACTAAAAACGGGGGAATGAGCAGGATGAATCCAAAAGAAAAACGCAGAGGCGGCCAGCGGGACGACAGCACTCTGACAGTAGGATTGAATAAAAAAGAACTTGCGGAACTGCTGGAGCGTACCCGCCGTAAGTGCGAGGAGTACGAACGCAGACAGAGGTTCGCAATAAAAGATAAACTATTAAAATATTAAAATGTTATGAAAAAAGAAACCAAAATCTACACGGAGTATTGCATCCGGAATCAAATCGCCGCCGGAGGATCTGACGATTGGCAAATTCGTTTAGGGAAATACGTCATATCATTGCAATACGTGGATTGCCCTGGCGATGGCTTCTTGGGCCGTCTTGCGTCTTTGGCGGGGCGTGTCCCGCAGCGTTTGGTCGCTGTTATATATCAGAGAAATCGAGACGGTCAGATCAATGCCATCCGGCAAATATCGGTTCCGGCGAAGGGGGCCAGCATTACGACCGACAATGCGACGGTTTTGAAACTGTTCGGACATGACGGACGTTTATGCGGCGTTGAGGTCTCCAAATCGAAAGGTCCCTATTTTCTTGGTGGTAAATGGGGGCGCATATCTGCCACCCAGCCGATCCTACCGGACGAGCATAGGCGGGGAATAACCTATGACACGGAGCGCTGGATTAGCATGAAATAATTATTGACTATTTAATCCATATAGAGAGGTATGGCACAGGATTCCATTCACAAGGTCATCACAATCGAGATCGAATACTCGAAACTTATCAAAAGCTGGGCTGAAGCGCAAAAGGTGATAGATGAGACCCGGCGGTCTATTAAGAATCTCAAGAAAGAGGATGCAGACTATTACGAGAAGATGGCCCGGTATAAAGCCGTAATTCGGGAAAATACCGATGCGCAGCGTCAATACATGAAGCAGATCAACGAACAGGTCAAGAAGGATGCGCAGCTTGATGGCTCCGTTAATAAACTCCGGAACGATATTTCGAAGTTGACGAAAGAGTATTATGCACTCTCCGAAGCTGACCGCAAATCGGCAAAAGGAATGAAGATGGCCGAACAAGTCCGCAATATGCAAACAGAGGTGAACAAGGCCGAGCAGGATTTGCTGAATTTCCGGTCCAATGTCGGCAATTATGCAAGTGCGCTTAGTCCGCTTTCTTTCCAGGTGCAACAAGTGGCCCGGGAACTTCCGTCGCTCACGATGTCCGCCCAGCAATTTTTTCTGGCGATTTCCAACAACCTGCCGATGCTTGCCGATGAACTGAAGCGAGCTTCGGCCAATAATAAAGCGTTGCGAGCCGAGGGGAAAATGACGATCCCGGTGTTCCGGCAGGTTATTTCGTCTATCTTTTCCTGGCAGACGGCTTTGGTCGTGGGCATTACCCTGCTGACGGCCTACGGGAAAGAGATCGGGGCGTGGGTAAAGGGATTGTTTAGCGCAGGTAATGCGTTGTCGGATGTTGCTCAATATACGCAAGACCTCAACCGGGCCATTGAAAACAGCCGATCAGAGTTGAAGCGGGAGTTTGACGCCCTCCGTGAGGCAAAAAAGGGTACAGCCGAATATGCCGCCGCCCGCAAAGTCATAGAGGATAAATACGGGGACTATCTTTCCAACCAAAAGGAGGAGATACGGAATTTGGAGGACCAAAAGGCGGCTTATGATGCCCTTGCAGGCAGTATTACGGCGGCCGCTATTGCTAAGGGTTTGGAGGAATCCAATGCCAATGCCGCCGAAGAATACGGTAAAACGATGGACAAAGCCTTCGAAGGCGTGCAGGATAAGTTTATTAAAAAATTCGGCCGGGAGGCCGGGATCGCTTATTTTACCGAGTTTCGTGCCGGGTTAAATAGTGAAATTCCGGAATTGAAAGAGCGTGCGCAGGAAATATACCGGATGTTCAATGAGAACACTACAAAAACTCGGACGACTATGGCCGGGAACCGTCCGGTCGTGAGTGAATATGTAGAGGTTTCCAATGAACTGGAAAGCACGCTGAATAAAGTGCGAGATGCTACGGATCGGTATAACGAAGCCCTTTCTGCAAACAAAATAGCGATGAAAACATTGATGGATATGTACAAGATCAGTACAGATGACATCAATGGGCAAGGGGAGGCCATCAAGGATTTAATCAAGCGAAAGGAACAAGAACTTGCCGATATAAACAAGGAGATCGCAACCACGGAGGACGAAATCATTTCACGGAATAAAAGGGCCGAAGCTGTTGAGAATGAGATCAAACGCTTAAAAGAACTTGGACGAACGAATGAGAAGGCGCAAGAGGCTGCTAATAAAATAGCACGACAAGCCGCCAGGACACAGCTCGATTTAGAGAAGCAATTATCAAAATCCATTCTTGAACTTAGACAAGCGAGCCTTGAAAAAGACCTGGAACTTTCCCGGCTTCGCTTTTCGTGGGAACGCCAAGAGCTGGAAAACAAACTCAAATACGACAAAACGCTGACTGCGGAATCCCGGGAGGCTATAAACCAGCTGATCCTGAATATGGAGGAACGCAGGTATAAGGAGGAATCCGAAATACGCCAGCGTTGGAGCGATAAGGAGTTCGAGGAAGAAGCCCGCAATGCGGAGAACAGGATCAAGATGCGGATCAAAGTCCAGGAAGAGATGGACAAACTATCTCTTGCGCAAGTAAAAAACAGGAACTATGCAGGATTGATCGGGGACGACAAGGATGCACGGATTAAAGCGCAGCAGGCCGTTGCAAATGAAGAATTGCGTATTGCTCAAAGTAAATATGACGCTATTTCACAAATGGATGAGGAGCAATGGAGTGCGCAATACGGTTCTATTCAAGCCTATGAGATGGCCCGACTGGATGCAGAAAACAATGTGCAAGATGCAATTAAGAAAACGACCGACCTGTCTATCGCCTCGCAAAATCAGGCAATAAAAGTGCAACTGGACGAACTGGCGGCCGCCTCCTCGTTAGTTGGGAGTCTAAGAGGTTTATTCGGGGCGTTGGGCGATGATCTTGAGGCATTCGCCATTGCAGAGCAGGCATTGGCCGTGACGCAAATCATCATCGACGCTCAAAAAGCAACAATGGAAGCGATGGTTGCATCATTCCAACTCGGACCTATTGCGGGACCTATATGGTTTGCAACACAGAAAGGAATTATAACAGCGCAGGCGGCGATCGGCGACAACGCTCGCACAAGCCATCCCTTCGTTCTTCTCGGAAGGCGGCCTTGTCACGGGCCCGGGCACCGGAACTTCGGACAGCATCCCCGCAATGTTATCCAACGGCGAAGCTGTGATGACCGCCCAGGCTGTCAACGACTGGGGCGCAATGCTCTCGGCCATGAACGTGGCAAGCGGCGGAAACGCCATCCAAGTATCGAATCTTCCCCAGCGCAACGACGGAATGAAGGGGATGGAGCGCATGATGGAACGGGCCCTGATGAATATGCCGGCGCCCATTGTTTCGGTGGTTGACATCAACAAAGGGCAGAAGCGGGTCAAGGTTCAAAACAGCCTCGGAAAATTAGGTCGAAAAAAATACGAATAATAACATGAATACCCCTAATAAGAAAGTGGGCCGCCCTCGTGCATATACCCCCGAAGCTCTTGAAGCCAAGTTCGAAGAGTATGTCGAATGGGTGAAAGCGAATCCAAGATACAGCAACAAGGCTTCAGCAGGGGAAATAATTGCGGTTCCAACACAGCGTCCCCTGACATTAGTGGGATTCTGCCAATTTGCAAAGATCAGCAAAGACACATTCCGCCGATACGAAGATGAGTTTTGCGACCTCCTTACGCACGTGCGAGTGGCTATTGAGGCGGACCAGTTGGAGGGCGCATTATGTGGGCAGTACGATTCAGGAATCGTTGCCCGTGTCCTTCATCTTGCCGACCGTCAGGATGTGACGACCAACGGCAAGGCGATAACGGCCGCAACACAGCCTATTTCCGTGGTCCTCGATCCCGAAGCTGCCAAGATCATCCAGTCCATAGGCAAAATGACAGTGAAGGAATGACGCCCGATCCCGTAACAAGTAGATTATGATTTCATTATTCCCTCTAACTCAATTCGATATTCACTACCCACATCCGCCTTAAATCGGGTATAGGTAGTATCACATAGTTTATTAATCTGAAATATACGGGGGAATATTCGGGTCGGCGCATCACATTCTTTTCCTTGCGCCAAATAAACGAAATCTAATAAACCACTTTTACTTATGTCCTTTTTTCGTCTCTTTCCCCTTTTCACCCACTCAATCTTATTGTCTGAGGCTTTCCCACGTCCGGTCATCCTATAATAGAACACCTCAATCGTTGTATTTGTAGAAATAAAACCTTCATTTTGCAAGGCTTCCAATATACGATTAGCCTGCTCATAACTCCATTGCACAGAGAAGTGTGCATGTTCCTCGATTGAAGAGATAATATTTCCGATTTTGCTATCGGATTGCTGGCAATATTGTACAACGAAATGATCAAAAATCATTTTTACCTCTTTACGGTCCACCTCCGATAAAAACTCTCCGATCACATTCTGATCATATAGGCTTTTTTCTTGCTTATACAGATAAATAGCAAATGTCCCATCGTCGATGTCATTCTGAAAATGTCCCTGCTCATAAATTCGCTTTTGCTCGTCATAATAACTCGAGTATAGAGTCTCGGTATAAATATTACATTCATTAAGCTCCAAATAATTAATAGCATAAGCAATCAAGCCTGAAGCAATTCGATTCTCTACTGCAAGCCACGATCCTGGGTTCATTGTATCGAGAAAATAAGCATAATATCCGCCATCCTGCGGAAATGCATGAAATGTCCCCGTCCTACCGTTATTCCACATTTTGGTTTCGGTTAACACGCTATTGCCGTCTTTTGTTATATTCATGGTTGTCAAATACCTACGACACCAATCCACTACCCACTCATAGCCAGGCTTATGGTCGCAGATAAAAATCGTATGATTCAGCCAATCAGCATAATACTCTCTTTTATACTCAGCATCCCCATCATTAGCGGCCCGTTTTTTTACATACCAGTCCAGAAATCCAGTCAGTGCATAATCCGCTTTTTGCGGCCCAGATGCATATTCGTTGATATGATCCAAAAAATAGGCATTATTTTTCTGAAGATCAGTCACCCACTCGTGTTCCTCTTTGTATTTGAAAGGGAGATTTATATAATCTTGATACCGCTCCCGTCCCCACATATTATAAAATACCACATCATTCATATTTACTCCAACATTTTAACCAGTTCGTTTTTCATTTCATCGTCGATGTCCCGATAACGGGCAAATGCCCGGCTACCCTCCTTGTGGCCGGACAATGCCCCTACCAGGTTCGGGTCTTTCACCTGCTTGTAAAGATTTCCAACGAATGCTCGACGAGCGAGGTGCGACGAGGCCACCTCCCAAATCGGGCGCTGTTCCGCCTCTCGGGTCAGAGGATTCAGGATCGTTACTTTACGTTTCAACCCCGCAGCGAGAAAAATCCGTTTAATCGCTTTGTTATATTGCTGTTCGGCCATAAGTGGAAAAAGCGACGAGCCGGCATAATCTGCGTAACGGTCCAATATTTCACGTGCTATCGAGTTAAGAGGTACACGTACCGTCACCGGGTGGCCGTCCTTTGTTTTGCGGGGAATATACTCAACCGCTCCATTTATCAAATTATCTCGGGTCAACTTATAAAGATCGCCCACACGGCAACCTATCAGACATTGAAAAACGAATACATCCCGCTGAATTGCGAGCTGCGGATGCCTGGTAAGATTGGTATGATAAATCTTGTTACGCTCGTCAATCGTAATATAGTATGGTGTCCCGTATATACACTCCTCCACGGGATAATTCCGAAAAGGGTTATTAGTCGTTTTGCCTACGTCATTCGCCCAAATGAAGAAAGTACGCAGTTTAGTCAGTATTCCATTGATCGTATTCTGCCCTCTTGGCTGAGGTTTCCGGCTTTCGGGAACGGCCTCGTAGATTTCGGGGTATTGGTCGCAGAAGGTGTATTCATTGCGAAGGAACTCCTCGATGTCCCGTAACACCAACGGCGTCACGGTATCAAAATCGAGCGCAAACCGACTATCCATCGTCCGGCGGGCATACAATTCATACCGCCTCAACGCTCGGATTACGACCTGAATAGCCCGCACCCGCCAATCGGACAACTTGCGCTTCTCGATAAACTCTTCGTAAGCCTCGAAAAAGGTTTGCCAATGTTCCTCGATGATATATTTCTCAGGATGCAGGTGTTTGTCAATCTCTTGGTCCAGCCAATCGGATGTCAAAGTCTCTGTACTGGGTGCGGCATTATATATCTCTAACATCATATTCTTACGGTCGGCCACCGCCTTGTTGAACAAGGCCCGTTTTTCCGCATCATAAAGAACCTTTGCCTTAATCTCCTGTCGGGTAGCATCCCAATCGGATGGGTTAACCTCCAATTCGGAAGCGTGAAATAATTGAATATTTCGACCGTCCCGTAACCGAAAGCGAACATTTGCCCGATCTATTCGTTTTCTTGATACCCGTATAAAAGCCGTAACCGATGCCATATTACAAAATCTGTTAATTCCGTGGTGCAAGTTAGAAAATTTGCACCACACTTGCACCACACAATGAAATCTTTTGCAATATTACACAATTTTATCGACAATTACAATATATTGATTATCTTTGCAATATACCCACAAACAACTAAATATCAATGTATTTACAAAAGGTATAAAATTGCAATTTTCGAATATTGTCCTGGGCACACGAAAACAAAACCGCAGCTGATTGTCAATCGGCTGCGGTTTTTCATTTTCGTTTTGTTCGCCCCCCCACTTGCACCGCTCGTCACATTGACAGCAAGGCCCCATCCCCGGCCGGCGCCCGGGCAACAAGGGCCAGCGCATAGCGATTCACGCCGCAAGGGCGCATGAGATCGAATCGCACGCACATCGTTTCAGTCTGAAGGTTCTTACGCGTGCGACTTCTTCGAGACGAACAGCGCGAGGATGAACGACAGGGCCGAGGCTGCGATCCAGAAGACGATCGCCGTGTCGAGGGGGTCGAGGATGATGACGTCCTTCCGGGCCTGCGCCTGCAAACACCCCGTATGGAGCGTCACCACGGCGAAATTCTCCCGGGCGTAGGATTGCAGGTTGAACGACGTTCCCAGCACCGTATAGTTGTTGTTGGCGCTGTGGATGATGAACGGACAGTTTTTGTCGGGCGAAATGGTGAAAAA